TCACAAAAAGAAATCTGGATGCATGACAACCCAGATGGGGGTTACACTATTGAAGAAAAACAACATATTAAGTCAGTTCTTGAGGCCAATAAAATCAGGCAAAATGAATTTAGAAAAAACAGTTTGATTGGCAATACTCAAAAGCATTGGCAACAGGTGGCAGAAATACCTTCACTTGTTTACATGGATTTGATGAAAAAGTTTGGTGATCCAAAGAAAGATCCAGATGCCCAGAAAAAGTGGAAGAAGTGGCTCAATGATATTGATAACAGATATTTTAGAACAAATGGCGGTAAAGTATGAGTATATCAACTTACAGCGAGTTAAAGACAGCAGTTGCTAATTTTTTAGCTAGAACTGATTTGACCGATCAAATACCAAATTTTATTCAACTTGCAGAAGCTAGACTTTCAAGGGAACTGGAAAGCAGGGATCAGGAAAAAAGAGCCAATGCAACTTTAGCTGTAGGTGACGAGTATATTGCCCTGCCAACAGATTTAAGGGAAGTCAGGGAAGTAAAATTAAATACTTCACCAAACAGGGTTTTAGATTATAAAAGTCCAATTCAATTAGATAAAGACTTTCCGTCTGCCTCTACAGGTAAGCCAATAGCTTATTCTATTGTTGGTGCTGAAATGAAATTGAGACCTATACCAGACAGCACATATACAGCAGAAATTATTTACATAGGCGGACTTACAGCTTTGTCAGACACGAATGCTGTAAACCAACTATTAACAAGACACCCTGATGCTTATTTGTCAGGTGCATTGGTTGAGGCCTACACTTATCTAATGGATGAGCAAAGAGCCTCTACTTATGATGCTAAATTCTCCAGAGCCATAGAGGAGATTAGGAAGGATGAACAGCGAAGTCATTATGGCACAGGATCGTTGTTTGTGTCTTCCGTTTATGCAAGACAATCATCATCAGCAAGTTAGGAGATAAATTATGTCAGCAATGAGTGATTATTTAGAACTAAAGTTTCTAGACCATTTTACAGGCACAGCTTCAACATCTGCCCCATCAGCAGTATATATTGGGTTATCTACTGCTAGTTTAGCAGATGATAATTCTGGTACTGAATTGACTGGAAACAATTATGCAAGAAAAGCTATTACCTTTGGTTCAGCATCAAGTGGATCTATTACTAACAACAATAATGTAGAATTTAATAGTGCTACAGGAAGTTGGGGTACAGTAAGTCACTTTGGAATTTTTGATGCTTCATCATCAGGAAACTTATTGTTTCATGGTGCATTTACAGCTTCAAAGACAATTGCAACTGGAGATATTTTAAAAGTAGCTAGTGGATCTTTAACTATTACAGCTACCTAATAGGAGTTTAACATGGCTTTAGGTGTTCCTCGCTTAGACCAGTTAATAACTCAGCTTGATAGTATAAGTGGAAAATTCGATAGTGATGACGATCTTAATAAACTAGAATTTACAAAGCCAAATTTAGAACAGTTAGACAACTATGCTTCTAACTTAGATGCTTTGGATGCATTTGTAAGAGTTGAACAAGTTTCTAATGGAACTTTTGACACTAATACAACTGGTTGGACAACTTCTTCAAATGCAAGTGCTTCTGTTACAAGCGGTATTGTTACAATTACAGCAAATCAATACCACACATTTCAACAGGATTTAAATTTAGTTGGCGGTGACCAATATGAAATTACTCTTGTTACAACTGAAGAAAATGGAAGTTGGTTTGTTGCTATTAACAATGGGTCATCTAATTTTTATTTTGCAAATGTTGTAGTAGGAACTCAAACATTAAGTTTTACTGCTGATAATACTCGTAATTTAATAAGATTTTATCCTTATTCAGCAGGAACTGGTCATACTCTTAAAATAGATTCTGTATCTGTAGTTACAGATAAAAGTTTAGAAGATTTTGATACATTTTTTGTTCGGCAAGGCACAGTAAGTGTTACTGTAACTGGCACAGTTTCTGCTACAGCAGGATTATTAGAGGCGGTAGCTTCATCTGTTTTAGTCTCGGCATCAATTAGTTCAGGTTCTATTAGGATTAGGCCAGTTGCATCAAGTGTTGCTACTAGTGCATCAATTACATCTGGTTCAGTAAGAATTAGGACTGTTAGTGCAAGTATAGCTACATCAGCAAGTGCTACATCAAGTGTTGAAGTTGTTGAGGGTGTAAATGCAACTATAAATACTAGTGCCTCTGCTTCATCTGGCTCAGTCAGAATTAGAACTGTTGCAAGTAGTATTAGCACAACAGCATCAGTCTCATGTTCATTTATTAGAACTAGAACTTTTGCAGGGGCTATATCTACTTCATCAACTGCTAATTGTGACATAAATAATGTTAAGTCAGTTGTCTCATCGATAAGTGCATCTGCAAGTATTTCAAGTAGTTTTACTGTAACATTTGTAGTAGCAAGTTCTGTATCAACAAGTGCAACTGCTTCGGCCAGTTCAGTAAGAATAAGAACAATAGCAGGTACAGTTGTATCGGCAGGTAATGTAAGTGCATCTGCAACAGCAACATTAAACTTTGAAACAAGTATTTCATGTTCTGCTTCAGTATCAAGTTCGGCAACTAGAGAACTAGCATTTAGTGGTTCAATAAGTACATCGGCAAGTGTTGCAGGATCTGCAATAAGAATACAACAGGCTGAAGGAGCAATTGCAACATCAGCAAGTATTACTGCTTCAGCAGGACAAATATTTGGTGCATCAGGATCTGTAGATACAATTGCAACAATTGAAGCTACACCAACTTTTACTGTAAATGTTGCATCCTCTGTAGACACTACAGCAAGTGTAAGTTCTACAATTAAGATAATTGGGGATGATTGGTCTGTAATACCTGAAGGTAATGAAACATGGACAATCGTAACTGTTGGATCTGAAGTCTGGTCAACACAAAATACGTCAAATGAGGTTTGGACAATACAATGATAAAATTTGGAGAATGGTTGCCAGATCAGCCAGACATGGAAAATAGTGGTGTGACTGTAGCAACAAACGTAATACCAATTATAAACGGATACAGATCTATAAACCAGTTTACAAGTGTCTCAAATGCAGGTGATGCCAAATTGAGAGGCCTGTATGCTGTAAAAGACAACAATGGTAACGTCAATTTATTTGCAGGTAATGAAACAAAACTTTATAAATTTAATGCAAGTAATTCAAACCTTGATGACGTTACAAAGTCAGCAGGAAGTTACTCATTGTCAGCAGACAATGAAAGATGGAGATTTATTCAGTTTGGAACATCTGTAATTGCCTGTGGCGGTGTAGGTGAAAGTTTACAAGAATTTACTTTAGGTGCTGACACAAGATTTGCAGATCTTGCAGGCACTCCACCAAAGGCTGATTTTATTGCTGTGGTTGGTGATCAGGTATGGACAGCAAATATAGATGAAGGATCTGGCAGAATACCATTTAGAGCAAGATGGTCAGCATTAAATGATGCAACAAGTTGGACTGTAGGAACAAATCAGGCTGACTTCCAAGACATACCAGATTCAGGTGCAATAACTGGCCTGATTGGATCTGGAAGATATGCCACCATATTAATGGAAAAAGCCATTGTTCGAGCCTCATATGTGGGTACACCTTTAATTTATCAGATAGATAAAGTTGAAACTACAAGAGGTTGTACATTTAGCGGATCTGTTTCTTATATTGGCCAAACAATATTTTATCTTAATGAAGATGGATTTTACCTGTTTGATGGAAGATCTAGCCAAGCGATTGGTCAGGAAAAAATAAATAAGTTTTTCTTTAATGATGCAAATATCGGTCAATTAGACAAAATTAGTTCTGCAATAGATCCAGAAAATAATATTGTGGCTTGGAGTTATGTATCAAATGCAAGTGGATCAACAACACCAGACAAACTTCTTATTTATAATTATGTATTGAAAAGATGGTCAATTGCTGAAGTAGATGCTGATTTAATAGCACCATTTTATACAGCAGGATACACCTTAGAACAAATGGACAATTTAGCCAGTAACATGGACAGCTTATCTGGAACATTAGATAGCAACTTATTTAAAGGTGGAACATTGTTGTTTGGAGGATCTAAAGACAATAAAATATTTGCATTTAATGGATCGCCTCTGAGTGCAACGATTGAAACATCAGAGTTCTCTTTAAACAAAGGAAGAAGGTCACTTGTCACAAGATCTACACCTTACTACAAAGATGGGTCGGTAACTGTTCAGGTCGGCACAAGAAATACAAGTAGTGAGGCGGTTACTTTTTCAACAGCAAGTTCACTCAATAATGATGGATTTATAGAACATAGAGATCAGGGTAGGTATCATAGATTTAGGATGAATATTTCAGGTAATTGGAATATTGCTCAAGGATTTGATATTGAAGGTCAGGCATTAGGTAGAAGATGACCAGAGCAACAAATTATCCAAGATTATCTATTTATGAAGAAGATCCATTAG